ATTCCCAGTATGGCACGTTGGTACAGATTATCTACATGAAATAGGTAAAAATTGGTATGACTTTTTAGTTCAAGGTGGTGTTGAATTTCTATGGGAAACTAAAGTTACAGATATTGATTTTGATAATAGTAAAGTATACTATCCTAAAGTAGCAGAAACAGATAGTGCGGGGTTACCTGATGATTTACAATGGGTAAATATGGAAACATTAGAATATGATGAACTTATTTTTGGTGTAGGTAAATCAGGAATTGATTTTGGTAAACAACTAGCTGAAAAATATGATTTACCAACTGAACCAAAACCAGTACAAATTGGTGTTAGATTTGAAGCACCACAAAAACACTTCCAAAAATTAATTGATGTTTCTTATGATTTTAAATTGTATAGAAAATATGAAGATAAAGGTGTATCACTAAGATCATTTTGTACAAATAATAATGCTGCTTATGTTGCTGTAGAAGAAACATATGGTGATCATAGTTACAATGGTCATGCTAAAAAAGATGAATCATTTAGAAATGATATGACCAATTTTGGTATTTTAATGGAAGTTAGAGGTATTGATAAACCATTTGAGTGGTCTAGAGCAGTAGTAAATAAATTACAAAAAGATGGTACTGGTTTGTATTATAGTCCAAGTAGAGAACCATCACAAACATCTGAAGGCGTAGAAGTATCAGCAGTTAAAGTAGATAGATTACATGAGATATCTAAGGCAATGCAACCATATTTTGGTTATGTTTATGACTTTATTGAAGACATGAAAAAAGTATTCCCAACACTTAAGGATGATTGGGGTATTTATGTTCCTGAAGTTAAATATTTATCCCCGGAACCACTAGTTAACTACAATAACCTAAGTCTTACAAAATATGAAAATGTTCACTTTGTCGGAGATGCTCTCTCAGCTCGAGGAATCACAGTTTCCGGAGCCCAAGGAATCTACGTGGCTGAAGACTTACTCTAAAAAGGAATTGAAAGAATTAATAGAAGCTATAGATACACATTTTATATATTCTTATAGTTTTACTTCATTTTTTACTTCTTCAACTGCTATAGAAATGGAGTTATTTTTAAAAGTACGTGAAGAGATTTTAAAGCAAATGATGTTATAGTTTTATTTAAAATATTTATTAATGAATAAAACATATTAAGTGGAACAGAATATCGTAAACATATTAATAGCTGTAATATCTGGACTAAGTAGTGTAGGGGCATGGAAATTTTATGAAACTAAAATTAAAGTAAATGCCGAAGTAGAATTAAGTCCTCAAAAAGCTAATGAAAATTTTATTAAAGACTTACAAGCTAGAGTAGCTAAGTTAGAAGCATTACTCATTGAATCTTCAGAAGAAAAAGATACTATGAGAGAAAAAATCACCGAACTTTCCTCCGAAATATCAGGACTAAAAGTAAAAATTAAATTTTTAGAATCTGATAATGAAAATCTAAGAATAAAAAACAGAGGAAAATAATTATCTAAATATTTGGATTCCCTATTCATTTTTCGTATATTTACAACAAAACAAAGTTATATATATGAGTGAAAATTTCAAGACTAGAAGATTAAAAACACCAGATGGTAGAACTATTACAATGTTTGATGGTAAACTACATAATTGGGATGGTCCCGCTATTAGATATTCAGAAGATAGCAAACAAAAAGATGAATATTATCTATATGGAATTGCTTATAGTAAAGAAGAATGGCTAGAAGCAAGAAGAGATAGAAATGGTGTTCCACCAGATAAAAATCCTCAAGTTAAGTCAAGATTTTAAATTATGAAAAAGTATAAAGTTATGCTAGTTAGTGGAGGTTTTGACCCTGTCCACAAAGGTCATATAGAAATGATTGAAGCAGCAGCTGAACAAGCTGAAGAAGTATGGGTCATATTAAATAATGATTTCTGGCTTAGACGAAAGAAAGGTAGAAATTTTATGAAACAAGATGAAAGAAGGTATATTATGTCCAGAATTAAGGGTGTAACAAAAACTTTCATTTGTAATCCTAGAACTCCTGCAGATCAAACTGTTTGTGAAGGTATTTATGATGCTATTAATTACTATAGAAGAAACTATAAGGGTAAATTGTCAATGGCATTTGGAAATGGTGGTGATAGAGGAAAAGGTAATGTTCCTGAAGAAGATTATTGTGATTCTATGGAGGTTGATATGGTTTGGAATTTAGGTAAAAAAGTACAATCATCAAGTTGGTTACTTGAAAAATATTTTAATCAAGCAGTATGAAAATAGGTTTATGTGGTACAATGAGTGTAGGTAAAACTACATTAGTTAATGCATTAAAAGAAATTGACGATTTCAAAGATTACAATTTTGCTACAGAACGTAGTAAATATTTAAGTAGTCTAGGTATTCCATTGAATACAGATTCTACATTAAAAGGTCAAACAATATTTTTGGCTGAACGTTGTGCTGAATTAATTAATGAAAATATCATTACAGATAGAACTGTAATTGATGTAATGGCTTTTACTAAAAATGCGAAAACGATTGATTTTAAAGATAAAGAATATTTTGAAGACTATGCTAGAATCTTCGTGGGGGAATATGATTATATTTTTTATATTTCTCCTGTTGGCATTCCTATTGAGGATAATGGAGTACGTGAAACAAATGAACAATATAGGGAGTTAATTGATGAAACTATATTACATTTGTTAAGAACTTATGGGCATAGATGTAAAAATGTAATTATGCTAAAGGGTAGTACTGAGGAACGAATTGAAAAAATATTGGATTCCATCAGAAATTAATATTTATACCCAAAAACAATATTATGAAAGACAACTTTTCAGTAAGGGATTGGAAAAATAAAACATTATTTCAAGAAGCATACGAAGAAGGAGAAAATTCTGCAAAAAGAGTATTACCTAAATCTTTTGCGGATCAAGAAAAAACCCAAATAGAGAAAGATGCTAATAAAGCTATGAATCGTATTGGTGAAGCTAATGAAGACTACGATTTACTAAAAATCAAAAAAGACATTAGATTTCATTTAGATGCTTATGAAGCAGGTACTATTGATGGTGATGATTTAGCTCAAGCAGTTGAAGAAGTAGTATTTGGTGCAATTGTAGCCCCAGGAATGAATACTGATGCTGATTTTGAAAGAGAGCAAATGATGCAAATGGGCATGAGAGAAGAAGATGAACCATCAGCTAGAGATATTAAAGCTGCTGAAAAAGATTTAGATTTTGAAATTCCTAAATCTACAGGTGATTCTAATAACATGAGAGATATTATTGTTAAAAAAGTAGCTAAAATAGAAAAGAAAAGAGATAATAACGAAGATTACTCTATGGATATGTTAGCTTTAAAACAATATATTAAAAAAGATGATGTACGTAAAGAAGTAGGAGCTTCAGAAATACGTAATTTAGTTTCTTCATTAATAAAATAAAATGAATTTTAAAAAAACATGGTTAGGAAGAAATCTTAACCTGCTGGTTATAGTAGGAGCTTGTATCATTGTTTTTGTTTTTTTTCAAAAACGAGAGGATTATGTACAAGAATATAACTCTAAGATAGAAGCATTAGAACAAAAAGTCGATTCGTTACATCACATAAATGACGAATTGACTTTCAAAATCGATACATTAAATGTAGAGATTGACAAATTAGATCAAGAACTCGATCTTAAAGATAATAGAATAAATAACTTAAGATATGAAATCAGTACTAAAGTTGATGCTGTTGATAACTTTAATGATGACGAGCTTGAAAGGTTTTTCACAGAACGTTACAGACAGTACCTCGATTCAATTGCAAAAACCAATAGCAAAACTAGTAATTAAAGATTTAATTACAGGTGATGGAGCTAAAAATGAAGTAGTACTTCTAAGTGATAAGATTAAAATTTTAGAACAGAAAGTAGTATTAAAAGATAGTGTTATTTCTAATTATGAATTAAAAATGAATAATTTTAATTCTATTTTATCTACCAAATCCAACCAATTACTTTTATCCCAAGAATTATCTAAAAAACTAGAAATAGACTTACAAAAACAAAAAGTTAAGAATAAATTAACTGCAGGAGCAGGTATTGTAGCTGTTATAGCTGCTGTATTATTAGTTAAATAGTATGTCTGGGAATATTAAATCTATAATAAAACAAGAATTTATAAAGTGTGCAAAAGATCCTGTATACTTTATGAAAAAATACTATACAATTCAACATCCTAAAAGGGGTAGAATTAAATTTAACTTATACCCATTCCAAGAAAAGGTCCTCCATCATATGAATAATGAGGACTATATGATTATAAATAAATCTCGTCAGTTAGGTATTTCAACTTTATGTTCTGCTTATTCTTTATGGATGATGTTATTTCATAAAGATAAAAACGTACTTTGTATTGCAACAAAGCAAGAAACAGCTAAAAACATGGTTACAAAAGTACGATTTGCCTATGATAATTTACCTAAATGGCTTCAAATAAAAACAGTCGAACATAATAAATTATCCCTTCGGCTAGCAAATGGATCCCAAATTAAAGCAACATCTGCAAGTAGTGATGCTGGTCGATCAGAAGCAGTATCTTTGCTATTAATTGATGAGGCTGCTTTTATTGATAATATAGATGAAATATTTGCCTCAGCCCAACAAACACTAGCTACGGGTGGTGGTTGTATTGCTTTATCTACACCTTATGGTACTGGTAACTGGTTTCACTCTACATGGGTTAAAGCAGAAGCTAGAGAAAATACATTTTTACCTATTAGATTACCTTGGACTGTTCACCCAGAAAGAAATGAAGAATGGAGAGAAGAACAGGATGTAATATTAGGTCCTAGAATGGCAGCACAAGAATGTGACTGTGATTTTAGCACCTCAGGTGATACTGTTGTTGAACCAGATATTCTTAATTTTTATGATGAAACATTTATTAAGGATCCAGTAGAAAGAAGAGGAGCAGATGGTAATTTATGGGTTTGGGAAATACCTGATTATACAAAAAATTATACTGTAGTAGCCGATGTCGCTAGAGGCGATGGAAATGACTACTCAGCTTTTCATGTTTTTGATATTGAAAATGCAGTACAAGTAGCTGAATTTAAAGCTCAAATGGGTACTAAAGATTATGCTAATGTATTATTTGCAGTAGCTACAGAGTACAATGATGCTTTACTTGTAGTAGAAAACGCAAATGTAGGATGGGCAGTAATTCAACAATTAATAGATAGAGGGTATAGAAATTTATACTACTCTCCTAAAATGGATGTCGCCTTATCTAATGCTGATCAATATCTTAATAGATATGAAAATGGAAATGCGATGGTTCCTGGATTTACTACGTCTTTAAAGACAAGACCACTTGTCATCTCAAAGATGGTTTCGTATATTCACGAGAAATCAGTAACTATCCAATCTAAACGTTTGATAGAAGAATTAAGAACGTTTGTTTGGAAAAATGGTAAAGCTCAAGCTTTAGGAGGATATAACGATGATTTAGTTATGGCCTTTGGTATAGCAATGTTTTTAAGAGATACAGCTTTACATTTTAGACAACAAGGTTTAGACATGGCACGTGCTGCATTAGGAGGAATACATTCTACTAATCATAGAGCACCAAGTGTCTATACAACTAATAACGGGGTTAAAAACCCATATGAAATGGAAAACCCATACGGCGATAAAGAAGATATTTCTTGGTTGCTGGGTTAATATTTATAATATATACATAGTAAAAAATGGCAGATACTTCATTATTTGGTAGATTACGAAGATTATTTTCAACGGATGTAGTAATTCGTAATGTTGGGGGTAATCAATTAAAAGTAATAGATGCTAACCAAATTCAATCATTAGGGCAGTTACAGACTAACTCCTTAATGGACAGGTTTAACAAAATTTATAGTACAACAGGAGGTTTAAATTATAACTTGATGCAACAAGTTAATTTCCCCTCTACTAGAATTCAATTATATACAGACTATGAAGCAATGGATACAGATGCCATTGTTGCTTCTTCATTAGATATAGTCTCAGATGAATCTACCCTAAGAAACGACATGGGTGAAGTACTACAAATTAGATCTTCGGATGAAACTGTACAAAAAATATTATATAACTTATTTTATGATGTACTTAACATAGAATTTAATCTATGGTCTTGGACTCGTAATATGTTAAAGTATGGTGATTTTTACTTAAAATTAGAAATATCAGAAAAATTTGGTATATATAATGTTGTACCATTTTCATCTTATACTATTATGAGATTAGAAGGTAT